CAAGGAACCACAGGCTCACAAGGTTTTACTGGTTCACAAGGTACAAGCGGTACAAATGGAAGCCAAGGTACAACAGGATTACAAGGATTTACGGGTTTACAAGGTACGACAGGTACAAGTGGTTCTAATGGAGCGCAAGGCACGACAGGACTTCAAGGCTTTACAGGTTCACAAGGAACGATCGGCTCACAAGGCACACAACCTGCCGTTTCTTATTCACAATGGCGTAAAGCCGCATCAGGCGGAGAAACTACCCTATCAGGCACAGATGATTTCTCAACCACCCTTGCCTACACAGTAGGGGCAGAACAGGTCTTTATTAACGGCGTGCTGCTTGAAAGAGGCGTGGACTATACTGCGACTACAGGAACCTCTATAACGGGGCTTACAGCCCTTGTAGCAGGCGATATAGCCACTGTCATGTCACCATCATCCTTCTCAGTAGCCAACGCAATCCCTCTTAGCCAATTCACCGCTAAGGGTGACATCCTCGTTGGTACAGGTGCTTCAACTGAAACGGCTCTCAATGTCGGCGCTGACGGTACAACACTCGTGGCAAACTCTTCCGCCAGTACAGGGTTATCGTGGACAAGCCCAGTAGCCAGCCTTGCAAATCCAATAATTAACGGCGGGTTTGACATAGCACAAAGAGGAACTTCTGTTGCTGTTGGTGCTGCGTCTGTTTATACCCTTGACCGATGGAAAGCCTACAGAGGTGGGTTAGTTGCTGGAATGACTGTATCTCGCCAAACCACAGGCGATACAACAAATTTACCAAATATCCAGTATTGCGCTCGCGTACAACGCGATTCTGGAAATACATCCACAGGCGACTTAGCATTTGAAACAGGTGTTGAAACTACTAACTCAATTCCCTTTGCTGGTAAAACGGTAACAGTATCTTTTTATGCTAGAAAAGGAGCAAACTATTCATCCGCTTCTAATGCTTTATCTGTAATACTTTACAGCGGTACAGGTACAGACCAAGTTCCAGACCAATACACAGGTATAACAAATGTAGGTTCAACTACCGCTACTTTGACTAGCACCTGGCAGCGTTTTTCATTCAATGCGACAATAGGCACAACCGCTACTGAAATTGGAATTTTTGCAGATTATGTTCCAGTCGGTACAGCAGGAGCAGCGGATTATTATGAAATAACAGGTATTCAAATTGACTTGGGTACTTACTCAACTGCTTCCGTACCTACATTTCGCAGAAGCGGTGGCACACTTCAGGGGGAGTTAGCCGCTTGTCAGAGGTACTACTGGCGTTGGACTTCTGCAAATAATGGATATGAATACTTAACCGCCGTTGCTGCAACCGCAACAACAACTCTTGTCAATTTTTGGCTTAATCATCCAGTACCAATGCGCAAAATACCTTCAGCCGTAGACTCGGGTGGAACGGCTCCTGTTTTATTTACCACTTCAGGTTTAGGGCCTTACTCTGTTTCTGCTTTCACAATTAACCAAGCAGGTATTTTAACAACACAATTACAAGCAACTGGCAGCGGTATGACTGCCGGCCTTGCAGGTGCAATAAGAGCAGCCAATGATACAACTTCCTATGTCGGACTAAGTTCGGAGTTATAAAAATGGACAATGTAACCTTTATCAAAAGAGAAGATTTAACAACAGGTTTAACTATAGAACACGCCATCATTGACCGAGGCAATGGGGAATATACCTCAATGCTCAAGTCCACCTACGACACACTCGTATCCAACTCTTCTACACCACAGGCAGGTAACTAATGAGTCGCTCTAGAGATTTATCAAATTCAGTATTGCGAAAAGGCCCAACATCAAGTTATCCATCTAACCCTGTTGTTGGGCAAGAGTTTTATGACACAACCCTTGGACAAGTTGTTGTTTATGGTGCTGGTGGTTGGGCTATTGCTGGAGTATCAGGCAACGCAGTTAATGCTAATCTTCTTGTTATTGCTGGCGGCGCAGGTGGTGGAGCATACGGCGGTGGCGGAGGTGCTGGCGGAGTTGTTTACAGCCCAAATTCACCATTAGTTATTGGAGCAACATACACAGTAACTCTTGGCTCAGGAGGTGCTGGTGGTGGCCCTACTACTGCTTCTGCAAATGGCGCTAATTCAAATGTAACTGGTACAGGTATATCCCTTACTGCTGCTGTTGGGGGCGGTGCTGGTGGTTCTAATTCTGCTGGTTTTAGTTATGGTTCTAATGGCGGCTCAGGCGGCGGTGGAGCAATGACCGATGCAGGTGCAACGGTTACTGGTGGTTCTGGAACTGCTGGTCAAGGTTACGCTGGTGGTGCTGGTGTTGCTGTTGCTGGCATTATTCGTTCTGGTGGTGGTGGCGGTGGCGCTGGCGCAGCAGGTGCTGCTGGCTCTGGAACAACGGCTGGTAATGGTGGTACTGGTACAGGCTCTTATACAACGATTGCATCAGCAACTTCTACTGGTGTTAGTGGATACTACGCTGGCGGTGGAGGAGGCGGATACGATAGCCGTACTTCTGGAACTGTTGGTTCTGGTGGTTCTGGTGGCGGTGGTGCTGGTGCAAACTCTGGTACTGCAACATCTGGAACTGCAAACACAGGTTCTGGTGGTGGAGGTTCTGGTTACTCTAGCGGTTATGGTACTGGTGGAAATGGCGGAAGCGGACTTATTGTGTTTCAAGTTCCTATTGCTAGAACATTTTCCTCAACTACAGGCTCTCCAACTGTAACAACTGATTCTTCTTATCGTTACTACACATTCACAAGTTCAGGAAGCGTGACGGTCTAATGGCACATTATGCAGAAGTAGAAAACGGCGTTGTTACACGCGTATTAGTAGTAGATAACTCAATTGAAGATGGGCAGAAGTTTCTTTCTGAAGAATTAGGCCTTGGCGGTACTTGGGTGCAAACTTCATACAACACATTTGGTGGCAAGCACACTCAAGGCGGCATACCTTTGAACAAAAATTACGCTGGTATTGGATACACATGGGATGGCGTTGGATTTGCCGCCCCTCAATGTCATCCCGAAGCAGTTCTCAATCAAAATACTTACTTGTGGGATTGCACTAATTCGGCACACTCCATAGAGGCTCCACATGGCTAACTTGACTGAGAGTTAGATAGGTTAGGATAGGCGTATGAATTTAGTCCAAAAGGCGGTTGGACAGGGTGGCAAGTTAGCACCTTTAGCAATACCTAATACATTTGGCGGGATGAACCCATCGGTTTTCATAGACAATGAAGGCGATATTCTTGTTAATGTTCGCGTGTGTAATTACATTTTATTTCATAGCGAAAATAAACAAATTTTTCCTTCACGCTGGGGTCCACTCGCTTATCTGCACCCCGAAAAAGATCAACGTTTAGTTACTCGCAATTTTCTATGTCGGTTGAATAACGATTTAGAAATTATTAACTGCGCAGAAGTTGAAATGCTTAACCTTCATGAACCCATTTGGGAGTTCGTTGGTTTAGAAGATGCTCGCGTAGTCCAATGGAATAATGATTATTATTTAATCGGAGTTCGGCGCGATACTACAACTAATGGCGTAGGGCGCATGGAAATGTCTAGAGTTGAGATTGATAAAACTAACTGGACAATCAAAGAAACTGGACGAAAGCGTATCAAGGCTCCGCAACCTGATTTAAGTTATTGTGAAAAAAACTGGGTGCCGATTTTAGACAAACCATATCATTTTGTTAAATGGCATAGCCCAGTTGAAATAGTTTCAGTTGAAGGCGATCAAGCAATTCAAAAAGAATTGTATTTCGGCGGAATTAAACCAGAAAAAGACCAACGCGGTAGTTCACAAGTTATTCGCTGGGGCGATAAATACATTTCAATCACCCATGAAGTTGATTTGTTCAAAAATTATCTTGGTCAAAAAGACGGCATCTATAAACACCGCCTGTGCGTTTATGATGATGAATTGAAATTGGTAGGCATATCGCCTGAGCCATTTACTTTCCTTGACGGACAGATAGAGTTTTGCGTAGGGGCTGCCGAACACAAAGGCGATTTATTAGTTTCGTTCGGTTTTCAAGATAACGCTGCTTTTGTTTTGAGAGTGCCTAACCTAATCGTAAATGATATGGTGGCGCAATGCTTATAGAAACTTTGATAGTTGATTTGTCTAAAGACGCTTTCAATCCTGAATTAAACTTTGCGGTTGCGTTAGAGTATGACAACAATAAGCAAATAGGTAGTGCTGTATCGTTCTATTTAAGGACGGCTGAATACGGCAAAACCTCGCATCCAAAACTCGTTTACGCTTCACTCATCAAACTTGCTAAATGTTTTGAAGAACAAAACGACAGATTAAGCACAGTTTCTAATTGCATCCTTCAAGCGATTGCTTATCAACCTGCTCGCCCCGAAGGATATTTTTGGATGGCTAGATTTTTTGAACGCCAACGCCAGTATCAAGAAAGTTATGTTTGGGCTGAAATTGGATTACAACATAATTCGTTAGCCGAAACTGAAATTGATTTAGAGTTTACGCCATACTGCCTACTGTTTGAAAAAGGCGTTGCCTCTTGGTGGATAGGCAGAAAAGATGAAGCCGTAATGATATTCAATGATTTACTAACTTATGATTTGAACCCTGAATATCGCGCTTCGGTGGTAAGTAATCTTGCTACTATTTGATATCGGCGCCAATAAAGGCGATGCTACTAAAGCGGGGCTTGACATGGGTTACGCCGTAATAGCGGTAGAACCTTCACGGATGTATAAAGAGTTAGCCAATAATTTCATAAATCATTTGAGTGTCACTCCGCTTAAATATGCCGTATCTGATAAAGATTATGAAAAGGTTGAATTCTACGAAGCCGAAGAAGACGGATTAAGCACCCTGAATAAAGATTGGCTTACGGCAGATAATATGCCCTACAAAGGCAAGCCATTTAAGACCATAGAAGTTTTAACAATAACCTTAGATACTTTGGCTCAAAAGTTCGGCGAACCCGATCTCATCAAAATAGATGTTGAAGGCGCAGAGTGGCAAGTTTTTAGAGGCATGACACGCAAAATGGGTATCATCACTTTTGAGTGGACTTACGTTACAGTAAACGAACACTTTAAGCAGTTGGAGTATTTAGCCTCGCTAGGTTATACAGAATTTGCAATAAGGTTTATTGAAAATCATTTAGAGTTTCCGCCTGATGACGATTGGTTGCCAATAGAATTTGCTGATGCGTTACAAAAACAGATTGATGCTCGCAGAAATGCGTGGGAATCTTATGGATGGAAAATAGCAAACCTTCGCCCGACAGCAGATGTTGGAATGATTTGGGTTAGATAACAAAGGAGAAAGAATGGGTCTATTAGACCGTATTGCGGCTCGCGTAGCAGCAGAGATTGTTAAATCTCCGACACTACCTACTGGTGCTGTTGCTTTATCTGAATCACAAATGCGTAATCAATCTATTAACCAAAACTCAGGTTATGGTACACAAGTTCCACTTCCACGCGATTCAAACATTGCTAATGTTCCTTTCTCTCCCGGAGTTCCGTTAATTCCCGGAGCGATCAACCCATTACAAGATCGCGGTCGCCCAGACCCACGTCGTTATGAATTTCTTGTTGCGCAAAATATCAACATCACGGAAACTCGCCTTGTTCCATTTAAGACATTGCGTTCGGCTGCTGATCAGATTGATATTCTTCGCCGTTGTATTGAAGTATTGAAATCTAAAATTGTTGGACTTGAATGGGATATTGTAATTTCAGATTCAGCAAGCGAAAAGATTATCTCTGAGTCAGGTGGCAATCATCTTCAAGCAATGGCTAAAGCACGCGAAAAATATTCACCTGAAATTGATCGTTTAGTTGATTTTTGGCAAATGCCTGATGTTCAAGAAGGCTTGACATTCACCGATTGGATTAAACTTTGTTTAGAGGAAATTTTAGTTCTTGATGCGTGGGCGATATGGCCACAGAAAACTGTTGGCGGAGATTTACTAGGTTTCAAAGTTTTAGATGGCTCAACTATTAAGCCTCTTATCAACGACACAGGTTTCCGCCCGACTCCTGATCAGGGTCCCGCATATCAACAAATTCTTTACGGCTTCCCTCGCACAGAATTTGGAATTACAGATGATTCACCTGAAGCAGATGGCGAGTTTACATCTGATCAGTTGATTTACAACATTATGAACCGCCGTACATGGACAGTTTATGGGTATAGCCCAGTAGAGCGTTCGCTTATGATTGCGGATATTTATCTTCGCAGACAACAATGGATTCGCGCTGAATATACAGATGGCGTAGTACCTGAACTTATTTTTGAAACCGATGCTACTTTCGGTAATAACCCTGAGTTGCTTCGCGCTTATGAAAACATTTTGAATGATGATCTCGCTGGACAAACTGAACAACGCAAACGCGCGCGTATCATGCCAGCAGGATTAAAGGCTGTTCAACTATCAGGTTATGCTGAAAAATTTAGCGATGTATTTGATCATTATCTTGTTACATCTATTTGTGGTCATTTCGGCGTATTACCTACAGAAATTGGTTTCAGTTCTAAAGGTGGCATGGGTTCATCAGGGCATCAAGAATCCGAAGCACAAGCAGGACAACAACTAGGACTTGAGCCATTATCTGATTGGGTTGCAAAAGTTCTCACTAACCTTTCTTATTCTTATTTAGGTATGCCACGTGAACTTGAATTCAAATTTATGACATCAAGCCGTGAAGATACAGAAACACAATCAAAACGTGACGACATGGAAGTTCGTAACGGCGGAATGACACTTAACGAACACCGCGCTGACAATGGACAACCACTCATTGATTCACCTGAAGCAGATATGCCTATGGTGGTTGCTGGTCAATCTGTTTATCTATTCACACCTGAAGGCGTAGTTGCTGCTGGCACTTCATTAGACGAAAACGGCATTCAAGATAACGAGCCATCCGCTATTGAAAAACCAAAGCCTAAAGTTCCCGACACACCTGAGCGAACAGAAGTTAAAAAGTTTATTCGTTTTGTAAAACGCGGCAATCCTGATCATCCATTTATTTTTAATCATTTAGATCGTGCTTATGCTGAAACACTTAATAAGTTTGTTGAAGCACAAGACCTTGATGGTGCGCGCTGGTACGCCGAACGCTATTTGGGGTTGTAAATGCAAAGACCGATTGAAGGCGCGGTTACTCGTTTGTCAGCAAAACACGCAGAGCCAATTCGCAGAGGATTAGTGAAATCAATAGTTGCGACAGATGTCGTAGCATCTTTTTACCAATCACATATCGGTTCTAATTCAACGACACCGCAACAGGCGCGTGATTGGGCTAATGTTAGCGTTACACAAAACAAAAAACCTTTACACGATGCTTTCAAGCCTTTATACACAGATGGTTGGGTAGTTGGTGGAGTTTTCGCTGGTGTCGTCATAAATCAAATGTTAAAAATACCTGAAAATGCTGGCGGAACAGTTGGTGGAATAACAGCCCCACCAATAGGCAGGGTTGATTGGAATACATTTACTCCCGGAAAACGATCAGCCAGCGAGTTATTGAAACCATCGGGCGGATTAGAAAAGTTATTAAATCAACGCAACATAACTCTTGATGGTATTCACTCAACAACGCTAGACAGAATTGGAACAGTTTTAGCAGATGCGCTAGACAAAAAAATGTCACCCGCAGAAGTTGTTCCTTTAGTAGCAAAATTGGTTAATGATCCCCAAAGAGCATTGACTATTGCGCAAACCGAAATGAATGTAGCGTTAAATCTTGCGGCTCGTGACACTTATGAAACCGCAGGTATAGAAATGGTTAGTTGGGTGCTCGGAGCAGAAGGTTGCGAAGATTGCCAACAAAACGCAGATGAAAGCCCAATACCAATAGATGAAGTATTTGGTAGTGGGGATACAGAACCACCAGCCCACCCAAATTGTTACTGTTCACTTGAATCAGCAACAAGCGATCAATAGGAGAATAAATG